CCCTTGAACAGGTCGCCGAGTGGCTGCTCCAACAGGATACGGAACTGGCAGGCCGCGTAACTGTCGGCGCGATTGATGCGAATCAGGATCGCTGCGTAGGCGTGTATAACGATAACCGCGCGTCCGGCGGCCAGCGCATCTGCATCGGGGGTGCGGCCTGCACCCGATACGATTACAAGCAGGTAACACTGCTTGTGCACTGGACAACGAATCCCGTCATGGCGGAGCAAAAGGCCGCAGAGCTGTATGAAAAGCTCTATGGCCTGTCTTATATCGAGATGGGCGGCGTACAGGTGGTTTCCGTCGATCCCGGCGCCGCCCCGGTTCCAGTCGGACGGGATGTGAAAAAAGTGTATGAGTATGTGATCAACCTAAAGATATGCTACAGAAAGGAATGATGTTTGATGCCGAAAACAGGTGTTTTTCCGGTATTTGACAATAAATTTAAGATCAGCAAATCCGGGCGGTCAGCACCACAGAGGAAATGGTGCCTATCGCGGAAATGACTAGCTTCTCCGTCTCGATCGACGGCAGCGTGCAGGAATGGACACCGATGGATGCGGAGGGCTGGATGAAGCGCATGACGACCGGCAAGGCGCTGACAGTGTCCCTCTCCGGCAAGCTGTGCCCTGGTGATCCCGGCAACGATTATGTCGCAGGCCTCGCATGGAAATCCGGCACGGACTGTGATACGAAATTCGAGTGGGAATTCCCTTCCGGCGCGAAGCTTGCGTTCGACGCAGTGATCAGCGTGACCGCGATCGGCGGCGGAGAAAGCACGGATGTGGCCCCTCTGGAGTTCGACGTGATGTCGCACGGACGGCCCTCGTTTACGCCGGCGTCGCCGGCGGGATAAATGAAAAGAGGCCCCCGGAGATGGGGGCCTTTCATCTACATTTTCCAGCGGTGCCCGCAGTTGAGGCAGGTCACCCAAACCTTTTTTGCACCAATATTCCCGGCGACAAGGCCAATGCCTCCCGTCAGTGCAGCGCCGACCACGGCCTTGCCAATTCCAAAGCCTTTTTTATTGGCTGAAAGTGACGTCGAACCGCACTTTGGACAGCAGGCTACGCCGTTTTGTTTGTTTTCCTTGATGCGCTCGCGTTTGCTTTGCGGTTTTGACGTGGGCCAAGGTGTGTTTTTTACTGTAATTGGTTTGGAGAGAACGTTAACCTGTTTATCAACCAAATTCTTAGCTTCAGACAGGCTCAACCCTGTAAGCTCTTTCACTTGTTTTACTGCCTCTATTTTATTGCCGCCACACGCATTCAATATTTCTTGCACGTCAATCCCTTGATCGAAATTGCTTACATCTGCATCAGCAGAACGAGACGCAACAGAACCTCCGCATTCCGGGCAAAACTTAGCGTCATCATCAATTTGTTTACCGCAATGTTTACAATACATGACAAAACCTCCCTCTATATTACAATTAAAACAGTAACACATGAGGAAGATTTTGTAAAGATTTAATCCACACTCCCGCATTTATGCTAAAGGCTGCCCAAAACTGTCCTTATAGGAACCAGTAGCAATGCGAATTAAGTCGACAATAGTTCCAATACCAAAAAGGCCCATTGTTAAAATATAGAGAATGCCCATACCTGCTTTGCCAACATAGAAGC